ATGCTGGCGCTTTGCGGTGCGGACGCCAATAAGGCAATGAGTTACTTCAATGCCGGTAGGTGGGCCGAGTTCCGCACGAAAGTTAGCAATGCGCTTGCGGGCAAAACTCCTGAACAGCGCGCTGTCGATAAGATGGTTAGCGCGTTCAAGTCGATCAATCCGAGTCTCAGTGACGAACAAGTGCGCAGTATCGTTCTGGCAATGCCGAATATGGCGTCAGCCACGGCGAAGTCCGTTTCCAAACTGCCGGATGAAATCGACGAGTCGTACTTCGAGAAGAATCCCGAAGCGGAGGGCGAATCGGCGACACATCCCGCGTAACTAGTACCATTCTCCGGTAATCTCCTCAAGGCCAGCAATTGACTCTCGGGTCGTGCTGGCCTTATTCTTTTGTCTGGAGGTTTTCTAACGGTATGTCAACTAATCTAGGTGAATCCCAAGTTATACCAGCAATTGCGCGTCAATTCGTACTTGCTGGCAAGAGTATTTTCACGCTCCGCTTGCAAACTGGCGAGCGTTACACGTACAAAGTCTCACAAGTCGAGGATAAGCTGACTGGTGAGAAATTGCCCAAATGGTTCGTAAGTGTTCTGACTGGTCCGGACAATTGGGCAAACTACACGTATGCTGGTATGCTCGAAAACGGCCATTTCCGTACCACCGGGAGATCCCGTATTAGCTCGAATGCGCCTAGCATGATCGTGTTCCAGGGCTGGATTGAACTCTGTCTAGCAGGGCTGGAAACTCCAGGAATTGAGATCTGGCACACGGGTCGCTGTGGTCGCTGTGGCCGCCTACTGACTGTTCCTGAAAGCGTAGCTATTGGCATTGGTCCCGATTGTCTCGCCAGTCTGTAGTTCAATCCTCAACTCATTCGAGCCGTGCTGTCAGTACGAAGTACGGCTCGTTCTGTTTCTGCTTGCTTAGTTCATCCTTCATTAGCTCCCCTTTGAGCCACTCTCTGACCCATCCTGGTAGTCAAGGTCCGGACCTCCGAGGTCGATGCAAGCAAGGTGCCTTAGCGTGCGAGGAAGAGGGCGTCTAGTTCGGCACTCCAATCACCAGGGCAGGGGGGGCCGCCGACACGTAGGAATGAACTAAGCAGAGCTTAGGAACTAGAGCTAGGACAGGATGAGAGTGGATGGGAACCGGACAGGAAACGAGAGCACGCCGAGCGGGATGACGTGCTCTCGGGGCAGGAACTAAATAGGTTTGTGTGGTTGATATGTGGATCGAATAAACTCGTTACAGTGCAAAGGATCTACAGCACGTAGCATCTTGCAAGCTTCCACATACAGGTTCATAGCACGTGAGTAACTCATATCCGGTCCGTGCTCTGCTAGAGTCCTTACTACATTGTAGGCTGACTCACGTACTAATGTTGTAGCGATTGGTATTAGATGTTCCATGTTTACATCCTAGCACATCCTGTCCCGTCGAATTGTAAAGATTTGTAAATTCTTAGACCCCACACTCCCCAAAAGACCGCCGTCAAAGCGTTTCGGGCTTCGGGGCACATTGGGTCCCATACACATAGTTTTTACCAATAATTTTCGAAATTCTTATTAAAAATTTAATAAATTCTCGCGGTACTCACCTAGCACTAGGCAAAGGTTGCTGCGCAAAGCATTGATTCAATGGCAAATAGAGTGCTTGACACCTGGCGGTGAGTATGGTAAGATGGAGCTTGTTTGAAAAGAGGTGATCATGTGTTAACTCTTAACTCATTGTTAGTTCTGAAGGCGGGAAATTCCTAGGGTGGATGAGAATGTGCCAAGGAAAGAAACGGATTTCCTAGTGCATGAGCAGTCTTGTCCGTTCTCGACAGGGGATTTTCGGAAATTACTTGAGATCAATGGGGAAATCAAGGAGATTATCCGGGCGGATCATGATATCTTGACACGAGTGCATGAACGTCAAGTTATTATGGACAAATTGATCGATGATAATAGAAAAGACCAAGAAGATCGCTTGCGCCATATGGAAAATAAAGTTAATAAAATGTGGAATTGGGGCCTGGTCTTGTATATTATTGCAACTTTCGCAGGCAGTTGGATTTTGAAGCATTTCTAAGCTGCGCTTATGGCTGAACTATTCATAATTGAAGAGCCGGAACTCTTGCAAATGCTTCAGGAGAATGGTGATCCTTTCGTAGTATGCTTCGATACTAAGTTCTTGGTAGGACAGGAACTGCTAATCGCAGGACAGCCGTTCCGGATCAGGAAAGAACTTTCGAACGATGAAATGGAGCAGATCTGGCAGGAGATTTATTCAAATAATCCTAATTATGTGAAAGTTCCTGAGAACTGGGGAAATAATTATCTTTTGGTGACAGATTGACTGATCTTGAAATCCGTACATTTCGAACAGAACGGGAGCAGGAACTACGGAGCAAACGCTCTCCACTCACAAAAATCCTTCAAGAGCAGGCGAGAATTCAAGGAAATAAGAGCCCAAATATGGGCTTTTCCGGTATTAAAAACCACGACCCGGCGTACATAGGGGATTCCCCTGAGTTGCTAGGAATTTATTGAAAATGCCGTTAATCCGCACAGAAACTCAAGAAAATTTCCGCACAGAGATTGATATTCTTAAATCTAGTGGAGTAATTAAGAGTTCTGAAGGAATTGAAGGTCATTTCCTGGAAATTATGCAGGGATGCGGATTAGATGCCGCGTCGATATTAAGTAGAGTTGCGATAATTATGGACTCCGGAGAGACAGACTCCACGAAATTAGCTGCCGCGAAGTTAGCTCTCAGCCTCTACATGCATCCCGCGCTTACACCTCCTAAGACCGTTGCGAAGTCAGAACAACCTACGATTCAATTTGTTTTTCAAACCGCTCCTGGACAGATCAGCCCGCAAGTTAACTTGCAACAAATTCTCATCCCGTCTCAGCAATCTCATAATGACGAAGGTAATCTTTGGAAACACGAGGAGTTAAGTAAGTGAGTGATCCGACTCAAGATGTAACTACATCTTCATTTCTTGGGGCGATGCGACGGGAGCAGAAATTTCAGGAAACTGCTAACGTTGCGGATTTTCCAGTTGCTGCACAAGGCGCTGAGCCTTCAGTTCTTTACACAATGATGTTCCTGCAAGGAAATCAGGTGCGACATAAGAACTTCTTGTGGGCCGGATCACTTTCAAATGCGATTGAACGAGCGAAAAAGCACTGTCAGATAATGAGAGTGCGCTTTCTGTACTGTTCTCCGATGGTTAGTGATCTTAGTCTCGACGAAAGTCGAATGAATGATATTTTGTGATCCGTTCCGGAAATAATTTTATTCGAGTAGTTCGCTTGGAGCGAGGACAAAAATTAATTTATGATATTTATAAGTTCGTACTCTTCGATATCAACGGAGACACTTATCCGCTTGGATTCCTTTCCCCCGCGGGAGTACGGCCGGCTCAAATAATTAGGGATTTGATGATTCTTGAGAGATCGAAGGAATGGCGAGTCTTCGAAATGATTGAAAAGAAGCAAGGAATTCTCTCTGTGAAGCAGATCCGGGAGCCGGAAATGGCTCAGGAAGAGATTTCGAAGCTGGCGTTTGCACATAAGAGTAATTAGGAGAATTTATGAATATTGGACAAGTCGTTGATGCTTTAAAATCTGGTCAATTTGTACGACGTGCAGGCTGGAATGGAAAGAATATGCATCTTTATCTTGAGGATCAACTTTCTCATACTGTTCCTGGTGGGGTATTTAAAGGACAGGAACGTAAATATGCTCCTGTCGTAGTTCTTTTAAATGCAAGGGGAATTCATCAGCCTGGATGGGTTTGCTCCCAAGAGGATTTATTAGCATCAGATTGGGAAATCTGTACTTAAAATGCCTAAATTTCTCGAAAAAATTCTCAAAAAAGGCGCTGCGAAAGCGGGAATGCGCTCTAAGAAAGAGATTGGACATTACGTGTATGGCGCTATGAATAACATGGGCGCTATGCACGGTTCGGCCGAAACTTCTAAAGGCGCTGCGATGCAAGCGAAGCACGAACGGGATCACCCGAGTCATCATAATTCTCACCAGAGTGGAAAATCCCGCGCAATGGCGCACAAGGGAAAGAAATGAAATTCTTGATTTCTCTAATTTTTATTGGAGTGTTAACGGCAGGAAGTGGTCCAACTATGGCTCCTCCGCCGTGGGAAGGTTGTCCAGTTGATAACTTTGGTTGCTGTGCTCCCGCGGTACTTAAAATGCTACCGTTACGTTTCTGGTTGAGATTTTTGATCTAGGAGTTGAAAATGGCGGAAAAGAAGTGCAAGAACTGCGGAAAACCGATGTCGAAGTGCAAGTGCAAATAGGGAGTGGTAACTTTAAAATGACTCACGCAATAGGATGTATGTGTCCACAATGTGCGTCATTTACTCCGTGCGTGGACGTGGTAACGCATACGGAATTTAAATCCACGTAAGGAGTTGAAATGAAACATCACGGCAAGAGTCCTCATGCGCCGCATCCGTTCAAGAAACACAGCGGGCATGAAAGTCATCACACCGGCCATATTCGCGGGCATCATTCGTCTGCGCACGGCCATGATCCTACGGCATATTTAGCAGGTAATCCGAAAGGACGTCCTGAAGCATCCGTAGGAAAGGGAGATACGCAAGTTTATCCTGCGTCTCAAGATCCTGGAATGCATCATTCCCATATCGATGCCCACGAAAGTGGAACTCATCATGAACATGGGCGAGCGGGTTACAACCCGGGAAAGCATAATCACAATGGCTAGAGCAACGGTTGTTAAGATTTCAGTCAACGGAAACACTGTTGTTCTTCCCGAAGACGACAGTTCCGCGGTCACTGGCACTACGAGTTACGCAACGGCCAAATCACAAATCTTGGCTACGTTACAAGCTAACGTGCCGGCCGCTCCAACAGCTACTTTGGAGCCAGTGATTATCATCTTGGACTAGTTCGGCTTCGAGCCGGCAAGAAAGGAGACTGAATGTAGAAATTGCTAAGCACTTACCGTTCTCTTAGGGCAGGAAATCCGCGTCATTCCTGCCCTTAGGGTGTTTATGAACTGGCTACAACTGCTTCTCCAAACACTTCCGGGCTTGATTTCGATCCTGCCCCAACTTCTATCCGCAATTGCAGAAATTTCCAAGAATTTCAATGCATTGCCAGCCGGGGACCAACAGCAGGTAGTTACTGCTGTGAAAACTATCATTACGCACGTAAACGCGCAATGAGTCTTCAGATACCAGTTAAGCTGCTTACTGATCCTCACTCCGGAAGGAGTGCGCAGAGTGAATTTATTAACATCACTAAGCGGCACTCCTGTTTCTCCGGAGGTTACGGAAATGGGAAGAGTTATGCAGCTTCGTTGAAGGCTCTCCTACTTCTCACAACTTTCCCACGTTACCGAGTAGCAATTTGCCGGCGCTCTGCTACTGACTTGCGCCGTTCAACAATGAGCACTTTCTTTAAAGTGTGTCCTTCAGAACTTTATGATCAAAAGAACGGTGGAAATCGAGCCGACTCTCTTAATTACTGTAAACTTATTAACGGAGCAGAAATTTTTTGGCTCCACTTGGAAGATGCAGACGAAAACATTGTTCGCGGACTTGAAGTTAATTCTGTTATTATTGATCAGGCGGAAGAAATTTCCGAAAATATGTATAATCACCTATCCGCCCGAGTTGGACGTTGGGATGAAGCAAAAGTCCCAGACTGGATGATTTTCTCAAATCCTGATTGGCCAACGAATCCAGCTACGGGAAAGTATGAAGTACCCGCTTACATGATGGTACTTTGTAATCCCGACTCTGAATTGCATTGGATATACCGGAGGTATCATCCTGAATCGCTAGAATGGCGCGAAAATTTCCAGCCTGATTACGAAATGGTCCAGGCGAGTTCCACCGAGAATCCGACTTTGTCGGCTGATGTACTCAAGGACATGATGTCTAATGATCCAGTTTGGGTCCAGCGCTTCGTTTACGGAAAGTGGGGAATTCCAGGCGGTGCGATTCATGAGTTGGATTCGAGTTCCGTGTTAGAAGTGGGTAAAAACTGTGAATTATCTTTTGTACGTAATCTTATCTTGTCAGGGAACCTTTACAGAGTTCTGGATCATGGGGACAGTTCTCCCACTAGTTGCATTTGGTTCTCGGCTTACAAACAATGGTTCTTCGCTTTCCGAGAATATTATCGGCCGGGTGCTCTTATATCAGATCACAGAAAAGAGATTGATAGGCTTTCTCGATTTGAAAACGGGGAAAAAGAAAGCTACCGCAATAACTGGGCAGATCCTCAAATATTTAAACTTACCAGTCAAAAATTTGGAGGTTTCTGGTCCACTGCTGACGAATATAAGGATCAGAGAATTGACGGGCCACCTTTAGTACTTAATCCCGCTGACAACAACGAATTAAGTACTAGAAATAGATTAAATGAGTATTTTCGACTCTCAGATGGAATTACACATCCAATCACAGGAACTTCTCCGGCTCCGCGATTTTATTTCATCAAAAGATCTGAAATCTGGCCAAATGGTTGTTATCAAACTATCCTTGAAACGAAATCTCAAAAACGGAAGCAGGAGGGTACAGTTAACGGTAAGCCAATTTTCAGTGACGACAGAGACGAAAGCGTGAGTGATCACGCATATGACTGTGTTCGTTACTTCGCTGCGATGCATCCGTTCTGGACCAGCGCTACGCGCAGCGTAACTCCGCAAGGTTCCTTCTTTAATGTAAGAAATAATTACAAAATGCTCAAGAAGGAAGGAAAG